AAGCTGGAGATGAAATTACTTGCCGAGTATTCGCTGAGAACATGTGGATGGTTACCGCCGACCTAACAACAACAGGAACCGCTGCCTCGGCAGTCGTGTTTACCAATACTTAATAAAATGGACGACATCCTAAAGAAGGCGATGTTCTCTGAAGTCTCAGAGGTCATGGAGAGAATCGAGGAGATTACCAAGAAGTACAATCACTGTGGAGACTTAGTGTACACTGCTGCTTTTGGTTTCCTTGAAGAGGAAGGAGAAGAGGAGAATCGTTGGAGTTTGACTTACGGAAATAACTGTAGGGACTCAGGAGAGTTTGAGGAGTTTATGACACTTCAGTTTCAAGCCTTTCAAGGTGCTGAAGAAGACGAAGATGATGACGGCTTTCTAGGTTTCTACCTAAACTAAAATCATGCAACTTATTAGAAAGATTGTCGTTGGGCCAAACCCCAAGGACGCAATGGCGTACTATGTCGGGATGAAAGCTGGACAGGCTAAGGTTTGTGCAATCAAAGAAGACGATGCCGCACTATACAGGTACAACGTAAGAAGGTACCATGTTTACCTAGAGGACGAAGATTCAACGTATATTTGGAAGACGGTTGAGAACCAACCTGTTCTAATTGAGTACGATTGTAATTTTGAATGAAATCATTAAAACACTTCTTCGTTGAGGTGCCCGAGAAAACTACAGGCACTGTAACGGTAGGAGGCAAGGAGCTTTACATCGACACAAGGTTCAATGAATTTGAGCATCGTGTTTGTCACGGGAAAGTCCTGTCCGCCCCTAATTCTTTTGAGACCGGAGTAAAGAAAGGAGACACCCTGTTCTTCCACCATCATGTAACTATCAGTGATAATTTACGGATAGACGATGGCGTGTACATGGCTATCTTGGATTACGCAAACCCTAGGGGTAGCCACGCTATTGCGTATCGAAACTCAAATGGTGAGTTGCACATGCTCGCTGATTGGGTTTTTCTTGAGCCGTTAGAATCATCTAACGAAGAGGAGGTTACCGAGGGTGGTGTAATCATAGTTTCTCATGAAGAGAAAAAAGAGGTAGAGGCTCGGGTCGTTACCCCATCGAAACGGATGGTCGAAGAAGGTGTAAGGAAAGGAGACGTGGTTGGCTTCTTACCAGACCGCGACTACAAAATGAAACTGGATGACGATAGCATTGTGTATCGCATGACAGATGACGATATCCTCTATGTCGTCAAGTAAGTTCACAACCATCGGTGCCGCTCAAAGGCTAATGAAATCTATGGAGCTGGCTATAGATAACATGATTGATGAGGTCAAGCGTCCTGTTGACCCTGAGGCTGGTGGTTCTGCGCGTAAAGCCGAACTACAGTCCATCAAACAAACAGCNATTGATTGCAAGGAGTTGCTGGTTGAGAGACAGCGGCTTGAGCAGATGGTAAAAGACCTGAAGTCAAACGGAAGCATTGAGCAAGAAAAAGATTACTCTGGTGGATTTGCTGAAAAATTTAGTAAGTAGATATGGCAAAGTTTATCTGTAGCGATTGTAGCCACGAACAGGAAGCAACCAATACCTCGATTAGGATTATAGAGGGCAAGGCGCGTCATGATGTGATGTGCGATAAGTGTGAGGGTTACATGGAATTAAAAGAGCCTAAGTCAGGCATGCCGAGTTTCAAGTCTAACCATTGGGGTCAAGTAATGTAATGGATGCCTTATTTAAAATAGATGATTATGAAGAACCGATTGTTAAGATTTGTCCCAACGGTACGCTCGGAGATGTCGTGGAGCTTGGTGGGATTCTCATTGGTCTTCCTAAGGCTCCAACAAAAGGAATCAAAGGAGAAGGTCTGGAGGCAAGTATGCAGATGTGGGAAAGGCTACCTATGCCAGCAGAACTGTCCCGTATTCGAAGCATGGATGAGTGGGCCGAAACGCCCAAGGAGTTTCGAGAAAAGTTTCGTCCATTTATCGAGGAAGAATTTAGAAGGCGTAGGGAAGGTTTTTGGTTTTACAATAAGGGTGAGCCTACGTTTATCACGGGGCGGCACTACATGCTCCTCCAGTGGACGAAGATTGACATTGGCTACCCCTCATATCTGGGATTCCAAAGAGACATTTTCCTTCACATGGCTGCGTGCGAAGCTGACCCGCGCTGTATTGGCCAGCTTTACACTAAGTGTCGCCGCTCTGGTTACACTAATATCTGCTCTTCTGTTCTTCTTGACGAAGCTACTCAGGTTAAAGACAAGCTTCTTGGCATACAGTCGAAGACTGGTAAGGATGCTCAGGAAAACATCTTCATGAAAAAAGTGGTGTCGATGTTTCGGCACTACCCTTTCTTCTTCAAACCAATTCAAGACGGTACCACAAACCCCCGTATGGAGCTTGCGTTTCGGGAGCCATCTAAAAGGATAACGAAGAACAACAAAACATCGTATGTTGGTGACGCGCTCAATACAGTGCTTAACTGGAAGAACACCACCAACAATGCTTACGACGGTGAGAAGCTGCACATGCTGTATATGGACGAGGCGGGCAAATGGGAGAAGCCTTCTGACATCCGCGAGGCTTGGCGCATTGAGCGTACTTGTCTTATCGTTGGTCGTCGTATTGTCGGCAAGGCACTTGTCGGAAGCACAGTCAACCCAATGGATAAGGGTGGTTCGCAGTACAAGCAGATTTGGAAAGACTCAGACCCGGGAAAGAGGAACGCTAATGGCAGAACTACCTCTGGACTTTACAGGCTTTTTATCCCAGCCTACGAATCGTTAGAGGGGTTCTTTGATGTTCATGGTAACCCTATTGTTGACGACCCACACTCTGAGATAAAAACACTCGGTGGGGACTTCATGACTTTTGGCTCCAAGACATTCCTAAAGAATGAAAGAGATGCTTTGAAGAATGATGCTAAGGAGTTGAATGAAACCATTAGGCAGTTTCCGTTTACTCCAGATGAGGCCTTCAGGGATAGTGTAGAGGGTAGCTTGTTTAACATCGGAAAGATTTACGAGCAGATAGAACACAACGACTCACTGTATCCTAATCCAGTGGTAAGGGGAAACTTCCAATGGAAGGGTGGGGTACCTGACACTGAGGTTGTGTTCCTACCAAACCATCAAGGAAGGTGGTATGTTTCATGGATGCCAGAGCAAAGCAAGAGGAGCATCATGTCAATGGACAGAAACAAGAGGGTTCCACCAAATGGCGATATGGGTTGTGGTGGGGTTGACTCTTACGACCTCGACGCTACAGTAGACAGTAGGTCATCTAAGGGTGCTTGCCACATCTACAATAAGTTCAATATGGATGCCGCCAGTAACATGTTTGTCGCTGAGTACGCAAGCCGCCCACCTATGGCAAAAATCTTCTATGAGGATGTACTTATGGCTGCTGTGTTCTACGGTTACCCACTACTGATAGAGAACAACAAGTACGGTATCGTAAGACACTTTGAGGCAAGGGGTTACGATGGGTATGTGATGGACAGGCCAGAACACCTAAGGTCAACGTCATCATCTTCAAACGTGAAGACTAAGGGCATTCCCTCTAATTCACAGGATGTAATTCAAGCACACGCATCAGCGATAGAAGACTACATACACAAGTATGTTGGTTTGAATGAGATGGGTGAACCCGGGCGCATGTACTTCAATAGGACTCTGGAAGACTGGATTGGATTTAAGATTGACAAGAGGACGAAGTATGACCTATCAATCAGTTCTGGTCTTGCTCTTTTGGCAGCTCAAAAAGTAAAGCAAAAGAAAGCAGTACCTAAGCTTGAGGATAAGGTTTTCTTCAGAAGATACAAGCTGACCTAAGGCTTGCCGCATATCACTATATTTGCACTTGAGTCCAACAAATTATTTCATGACCCAAGGGAGCAAAAATAACAAGTACGGTAATTTCCCTAACCCCTTTGCGTCACCGCTAGAGAAATCAGACCGTTCTTACGGATTAAGGTATGCGAAAGCTATTGAGAGTCAATGGGGGAAAAGCGACAACTCGGGTTCCTTACTGCGACAACGCCTGCATGATTTTGAAAAGAATCGTGACTACGCAAACGGCACGCAAGATAGTTCTGTTTACAAGCAGATTCTAAACGCACTCGACCCCAACAACGGAGACGGGACATTGCTTAATCTTGATTGGAGCCCAGTTCCTATCGTGCCTAAGTTTGTCAAGGTGGTTGTCAATAGGATTCTATCTAGAAAGCCCTATCCGTCTATTGATGCTATCGACCCTGTAAGTAAGGGTGAGAAGGACGAGGCACGCGCTGCTATCGAATCATCAATCGAGGACAAAGAACTTCTCAAGGAAGCAAAGGCAATGGGCCTTCAGCCTCAGATTGACCCGGATATCCTTCCGGATACAACAGAGGAGGCTGAGATATTCATGGAGCAAAACATGAAAACGAATGCGGAGATTGCTGCTCAATTGGCTACTTCACTCACGTTGGATTGGAATGACTTTGACCAGACAGTTTATCGCAGAGCTGTAGAGGATTTGGTGGTGTGTGGAATGGGTGTCATTAAAAGAGATAACGACCCCAACTACGGTATAACCACAAAGTATGTAGACCCATCTACATTCCTTCATAGCTACACAGAAGACCCTACGATGTCTGACATTGTGTATGGTGGTCACATTAAAAGAATTAGCATTCAGGAGCTAAAGCGAATGGCTGGAGATGAGCTCACTGAATCTCAGTATGAGGAGATTGCCAAGGAGGTAATGGGCAAGAAGTACAACGATAAAAGTCTGTTTGGTGTAAAGAGTTACGATAGGGGAGCTGGTGGCTACACCCATGGATACGACGACTATCTAATAGACATCATGGACTTTGAGTTCCTGTCTGTTGACTGCGTGTATTACGAAAGCAAGGAGTCCCAGTTCGGTAATACTGGTTTCTACTTTAAGGGCGGTGAGTACAAGGAGTCAGCTGGCTCTGTGTATGACAGGCAGCCATACAAGATGGAGAATCAAACCATCTACGGCGGGTGTTACGTCGTCGGGACTAGCATGATTTTTGGATACGGCATGAAGAAGAATGTGCCCAAGAATGTACACGACCTTACCAAGGCTAGGCTTTCTTACAGTGTTGCCTGTACAAACATCCGTCGCATGCGGCCTAAGTCCATTGTTGGAAGCGTTATTGGATTCGCTGACCAACTACAGCTAACACACCTGAAGATTCAGCAAGCTGTAGCTAAGGCTAAGCCGGACGGAATCTTGGTTGATATTGAGGGGCTTGAGAATGTACAGCTTGGACGAGGCGGTGATTTACAGCCATTAGAGATTCAAGACATCTACGAGCAGACTGGTGTGTTCTACTATAGAAGTAAGAACCCAGAGGGCGGATTTCAAAATCCTCCTATCCGCTCAATAGAAAACAACATTCGAAACATCAACGAGTACATCAATCTATACAACCACTACTTACGCATGATTCGTGATGCGACAGGAATCAACGAGGTGATGGATGCAAGTACACCTAAGGGTGATGCTTTGGTTGGGGTAAGGCAACAGGCTCTTGCCGCAGGCAACAATGCTCTGTATGACATTACAAACGCGGGTATGGTTTTGTACCGTAGAGTGTGCGAAGACATTGTAAAGTGCTTGCAGGTTATCCCACCGGACTCAGTACTGTATAGGGTTTATGAGAAAGCTGTAGGTGAAAAGAGCATGGGTGTACTTCAGAGTTTTGAGAACTTACCTATGTATAACTTTGGTGTTATGGTCGTCCAAGAAATGTCTGACGATGACCGCATCTTCCTTGAGCAAAATGTTCAAGCTACTCTAGCGCAAAAAGAGATTGACCTTGAAGACGCTATGGCAATCAGACAGGTTAAGGATATTGACCAAGCTCAAAGACTGCTTGCTGTAAAAAGAAAGAAGCGCATGCAGATGCTTCAGCGTCAACAGCAGCAGAACATGCAGGCACAGGCTCAAGCAAATGCACAGGCTTCTCAGGTGGCCGCCCAGAGTGAAATGCAAAAAATGCAGGTAGAGGCTCAGGTTGAGGTACAGAAGATTCAACTCAAGGGTCAGGTCGAAGTACAGGTTGCTGCTGCATTGCACCAGATGAGAAAAGAACTTGAGATGATTAGAGCTCAAGCAAGTCTCGGGTTTAAGGCTGACGACAAGGAGTTTAGAGAAAAGATTGAAACCCTAAAAGAGGACCGCAAGGACAAAAGAGTAGAGAAACAAGCTGTTGAGCAATCAAAGCTTATCTCTCAACGCCAAGGCAATCGCGGTGAGCTTGAGGGTAAGCAGGATGGAATGAATCAAGAAGTAATCAACGAGATTTTTGGAGATGAGTAACGCAACTAAGATTAACCTAGACACCTCATCAAGGGTAGATGTAACTTGCAGAAAGGGGGACACCTTCTCTCTTCGTCTCACCGTAACTAATTCTGCTGGTGGTGCAGCCTTTAAGTCTGGAGACGTGTTTCTCTTTGAGGTTAGACACTCCGACATAGGGGACCATGTGAAAAACACAGACAACGTAAATTTTGCGGCTACAGTTACGGCTGACTCAGATGACGTAACAGCCAAGTACATCGACATTACCGTAGCTGCATCTGTTATGAAGACTATGCCATCAGGTCTTTACATCTATGACGTTGAGCAAAAAGCGGCTACCGACAACGCCGTTTCTACTTTGATTTTTGGTACACTGAAGGTGAACGAAGATGTTTCAATAACCGCGTAATGAAGCACCATGCCTGTAAGTGTAACCCAGCCTAATAATGTAAAAGTATCCAGCCAGCACGGTGACATCATCAAGGTGTCTATTGTTAAGGGTGGTTCGGACGTTAAAGTCGTTACCGTTAATCAGGTAGCAGACAACTCTATTTCTATTGCTGGAGCTATTGGTGCTGGACCTGCTGGTGCAACAGGAGCGCAGGGACCACAAGGCCCAACGGGGCCGACGGGCCCGCAGGGACCAGCAGGCACTAACGGTACTAACGGTACTAACGGTACTAATGGCACTGAT